GGTTTCAATCGAAACAAAAAAGAAGGGAGCCGAAGCTCCCCCTTTTAAATAGTTAATCTCTTTGCTTCACGAGCCTCAATCTCCGCATCAAGTCTTTCCTCTTCTACGCGGTCCACCCATTCTTGAGTCTCTTCCATAGTGAACAGATGTTCCTTAGCTTGATAAAGAATATAGCTAGCCATCTTTGTATCGTCCTTATCTAAACATTCTTGAGCATCGCTTAGCATACCTGCGATGTACATCAGTCTACGTCTTGTAGTTCCTATCTTATCAAATGTACTCATAATATATAAGACGGGGAGTTAACCTCCCCGAATCCTTTTAGTTAAACGATTGGATAATAAACGCCAAGCATGTATCCTGTAATTAAACATGCAAGCCCTAGGCATGTACAACTAACAAACATATCGAATGCATGTTGCTTATATATATTGTTAGCAGTTTGTTGCAGTTGTGTCTGTGTATATATTGCACGTTCCATAATATGTAACTCCTTTTAGTTATAAAGATTACTTACTTACTTACTTACTTACTTATATCAGCATTAAGTAATGCCTTAACGTATTTATACCCCTATATGCTCTCCACACCTAACCCACCGCCCCCCTATACCACACATTTGCCGATGGGACTCCACGCTACATACATACATACTAATATGCACAAATAATCACACCAAAATGAAACACCACCCCCCTTACTTTACAAAAGGCTAATCAAAAAAATATTTTGCAAAAAATCTATAAAACCAGGTATACTGATTTGGTAAATATGTATTTCCTTTTAGTTATTTACATGAAGCCTGCTTTATTTCTATAGTGGTTATTGAGTGGGCTTCACTTACAAATGATTCTCATTACCACCTCAGTTTAAAAACTTCTATATAATCTACTACATGAATAATGTTTCTATCTATGTAGCGTTCCTTTTATTACTCTTTGCTTATTGCCTTGGATTGGTTTATTAGTTATACTGCAAACTTAGCTGCAAAATAACTAAGGTGTAACAGCAAACACATGTCAGATGATAAACATATAGTAGTCGTACCTAATATAGAAAAAGAAGTACCCCTACCTAAAAATGCTACCGAAGCATTTCCTACACTTTCTATAGAAGATGAAGTTGAAGTTCGATCTAATACAATAAAATTAGTATCTGATATTGCAGGCGAGAACATAGAGCCTACAAAAGAGAACCAAGAAAAAGCAAAAGAAATTGCTAAAGAAATGATAACTAACCCTAAACTCAGACCTGAGTTTGCAAACTACCCTAATGAGACTATTGCATTTTTAGCCGGATTAGTAGCACAAAGTAACCACATGATTGTCCAAGATTTAGCTGACTTAAAACTACACGTTGTTAATAACTTAGTTAAAGAAGCTGAGATGGCAAAATCATCAAGAGAAAGAATAGCTGCATTAAAAGCTATAGGGGAAATAGATGGAGTAGATGCATTTAAAAGAAAGACGGAGATTACACACATATCTAAATCGGGTGAAGAACTAGAGAAAGAATTACGAGAAACAATAGAACAGTTAAAAGGAAAAGTTATCGAGGGAGAGGTAATAAACGACGATGATTAGTGGAGCTGATTTAGAATTATTACAGAAGTCATTACCTAATATGACTGAAAGAGAAAGACAGAAAAGTTTAGTACTATTAAAAGAATATAAAAAGAATTTAATTAAAACACAGGGGAAGGCAAACTTCTTAGACTTTATTAAGCACGTCTACCCTGACTATAAAGTAGGAGCACATCATGCAAAACTGGCTGGATTATTTGAAGAAATATCAAGAGGTGTTAGAAAACGAGTTATCGTCAATATCGCGCCTCGTCACGGAAAATCGGAACTTATTTCCTACCTGGCTCCGGCTTGGTTTTTGGGTAATCACCCAGCAAAAAAAGTTATCATGGCATCTCACACAGCAGATCTTGCTGTTAACTTTGGTCGTCGGGTCAGGAACCTCGTGGGTTCGGAGCTTTATCAAGACATATTCCCCGATATCAGTTTACAAGCGGATAGTAAAAGCGCAAGTAGGTGGGGTACTAACTATAACGGTGAGTATTTTGCTATTGGTGTTGGTGGTGCTTTGGCTGGTCGTGGAGCAGATCTATTTATAATCGACGATCCCCATTCAGAGCAAGATGCCAAACTAGGCAAAGGCGACGTATTTTTGCCCGCTTGGGAATGGTTTCAGTCAGGACCACTACAAAGGCTTATGCCTGGGGGTGCAATTATTGTAGTAATGACTCGATGGTCTAAATTAGACCTGACAGGACAGATAGTTGACCAAATGGTTAAGAATGATGACGTTGATGACTGGGAAGTCGTTGAATTTCCTGCTATTTTAGAGGATAAAAAGGGAAATGAAGTCCCATTATGGCCTGAATTCTGGCCATTAGAAGAATTACAGAGTAGAAGAGCTGCATTAGACATACGATATTGGAACGCTCAGTACTTACAGAACCCAACATCGGAAGAAGGGGCACTTATTAAGCGTGAATGGTGGAATATGTGGGAAAATGACGACCCACCACCATGTGAATTCATAATAATGACACTTGATGCAGCGCAAGAAGCCAATAACAGAGCTGATTACAACGCGTTAACAACATGGGGCGTATTTCTTAATGAAGAAACTAATAATTACGCTATAATACTATTGAACGCAGTAAAAGAGCGTTTGGAATTCCCAGAACTTAAGCAGCTTTGCTTAGATGAGTATCAAGAGTGGGAGCCAGACGCCTTTATTGTAGAGAAAAAATCAAATGGTGCAGCGCTATATCAAGAATTTAGAAGAATGGGAATACCTGTGGGAGAATTTACGCCTGGAAAAGGGCAAGATAAGATTAGCCGTGTTAATGCTGTGTCTGATTTGTTTAGTGGGGGTGTGGTTTGGGCACCAGACAGACGTTGGGCGCATGAGGTTATTGAAGAATGCAACGACTTCCCTAGTGGTGCCAACGATGACTTGGTTGACTCGACAACTTTAGCATTATCAAGGTTTAGACAAGGCGGATTTATTCGCTTGCCAAATGACGAAGAAGATGATATACAGATGTTTAAAGGTAGAGGCAATAAACGATTATATGCATTATAATTAAGGAGATGGGATATGAAGGGTGTTAAACATTATACTAAAGACGGAAAAGAACATAAGGGTTCAACCCATAAGATGTCAGATGGTACATTGCATTCAAATAAAACTCACACCAAGACATCAAAAAAATTAGTACATTTTAAAGAGTTATCACAAGCAGCGAAAAAAAGAGCTAAGGGATAAAATTATGGCAGACGTAGATAAAGGACTATACGCAGCTCCAATCGGGGTTGAAGAGGTAGCTGAGAATGAAGAGGCTATTGAGATTGAAATAGAAGACCCTGAAAGTGTAACTATAGGTATTGGTGATACAGAAATAGTTATTGATCCTGATGCTATGGAGGACGATGAGTTTAATGCTAACTTAGCTGAAGAATTAGATGACAAATATCTAGCTGAACTCTCTTCAGATTTACTAGAAGATTTTAGTAATGATGTTAACTCCAGAAAAGATTGGCTAGAAACTTATGTTGATGGCTTAGAACTATTAGGACTTAAGATAGAAGAAAGATCCGAACCATGGGAAGGCGCATGTGCTGTCTATCACCCACTACTCTCCGAAGCACTCGTTAAATTCCAAGCTGAAACAATGATGGAAACTTTCCCTGCGGCAGGCCCAGTAAAAACTTCTATTATTGGTAAAGAAACACCAGATTGTATGGAAGCTGCTGCACGTGTACAAGAGAATATGAACTATCAACTCATGGATAAGATGCCAGAATATCGCCCAGAACATGAAAGAATGTTATGGGGTTTAGGATTAGCAGGTAATGCATTTAAGAAAGTTTATTATGACCCAGCTTTAGAAAGACAAGTATCTATATTTGTACCCGCTGAAGATATGGTTGTACCATACGGTGCTTCTAACTTAGAGACAGCAGAACGTGTAACTCATGTTATGCGTAAGACAGAACAAGAACTTCATACGTTACAACACCTTGGTTTTTATCGAGACATAGAACTAGGAGAACCTAGCTACGACTTAGATGAAGTAGAGAAAAAGATTGCAGAGCAAATGGGCTTTGATGCAACTAACGATGATAGATATAAAATATTAGAGATGAATGTTAACCTTGATTTAGAAGGTTATGAAGATGAAGACAAAGATGGTAAAACAGGAATAGCGTTACCTTATATTGTAACAATTGATAAAGGTACAACAGAGATTTTATCTATTAGACGTAATTGGAAACAAGAAGATGATCAACAAAAACGCCGTGAACACTTTGTTCATTATGGCTATATCCCAGGATTTGGTTTTTATTGCTTTGGTCTAATACATCTGATTGGTGGATTTTCAAAATCAGGCACAATGTTATTAAGACAGTTAGTAGACGCGGGTACATTATCTAATCTCCCAGGTGGGTTTAAAGCCAGAGGCTTACGTATTAAAGGTGATGATACACCAATTGGACCAGCAGAATGGAGAGATGTAGATGCTCCATCAGGAACACTCCGTGATAACTTAATGCCATTACCATATAAAGAGCCAAGTCAAGTACTTGCTGCTTTGATGGACAAGATTATTGACGAAGGTAGACGCTTTGCTTCTGCGGCAGATATGAAAGTATCTGATATGTCAGCTAACTCTCCAGTAGGTTCTACACTTGCAATACTAGAACGAACACTTAAAGTCATGTCAGCAGTTAATGCTCGTATCTATTACTCTATGAAGAAAGAGTTTGGATTGCTTAAGAATATCATTGCAGACTATACAGACCCTGACTATCAGTATGACCCATCAACAGGAACACCTGGCGCTAAACAATCAGACTATGAGAAAGTAAATCTTATTCCTGTCGCTGATCCTAATGCTGCAACGATGGCACAGAAGGTTGTTCAGTATCAAGCTGTTATGCAGATGGCACAACAGAATCCAACTATATATGATTTACCAGAACTTAATAAACAAATGCTAGAAGTTTTGGGAGTTAAGAATATAAATAAACTTATACCAGATGAGGATGATGTAAAACAAATAGATCCTGTATCTGAAAACATGAATATAATTAACAGTAAACCTGTTAAAGCGTTTCTTGACCAAGACCAAGAAGCTCATATTAAAGTGCACATGGCGTTTGCTCAAGATCCTAAAATTAGACAGTTAGTAGGTCAAAGCACTAAAGCTCCAATAATACAAGCAGCTATGGAAGCACACATAGCTGAACATTTAGCTTTCCAATATAGATTAGAAATTGAAAAACAACTAGGGGTACCGTTACCACCTGTAGATGATCCACTACCAGTCGATATTGAAAATGATATTGCTAGATTAACAGCAGAAGCTGCAGAAAAACTATTGCAACAAAATACAGCTGAAGCTCAACAACAACAAGCTCAACAACAACAGAAAGACCCTATTGTTCAAATGCAACAACAAGAGCTTGCAATTAAACAAATGGAAGCTCAAGCTAAAGCTCAAAAAATGGAAGCTGATACTCAACTAGATGTAGCTAAACTTGAATTAGAAAAAGAAAAATTAGTATCTGATGAAAGAATAGCTGGAGCTAAAATTGGAGCTAACGCTAGTCTTGATAATAGAAAAATAGACGCTAAAGATTTAATGGAAGGAACAAAAATGGGAATACAAGCAGTGCAACAAAAACAAGACTTTGCATTGCGTGCAAAAGAATCTCAGCTGCGTAATGTAGCTAAGGTAGATGAAACTAAACTTAAGGATGAAACTCAACTAAATATAAAGGAATAAAAAATGGTCAAGGAAACGTTAATGCTTCTAGCAACCCAGGTAGAAGAAAGACGCAAAGATTTATTAGAAAGTATGGGTAGGGGAACCGATAAATTTGAATCTTATTTATCAGCAGTTGGCGAGATAAGAGGATACATGATTATTCAATCTATGATTGTAGACGCTATTAAAACTCATGAAGAAGGTGATGAAGATTTTGGTGCTAACCCAACGGATAGTGTAGTCAAAATAGATTCAAAAAAGGGTAAAAAATGAGTACAACCATTGCTACCCCAGACAAAAAAATAGTCTCTATTTCTGGAGACCCAATCAAATCTAAAATTACTACAACCAAAGATGGTAAGAAAATAACAGGGGATGAAGCTATTGCAAAACTAGCAACTCAACTACCTGATGTTAAAGGCTATCGTTTATTGTGTATTGTTCCTGAAGCAGAGGAAACGTATGCAGGTGGTATTGTAAAATCTGATGAGGTTAAAAAAATTGAAGAAGGTGCAACTGTATGTCTATTTGTAATGCAGTTAGGTGATTTAGCTTATCAAGACAAAGCTAGGTTCCCCGGAGGCCCATGGTGTAAAGAAGGAGACTTCGTTATAACACGTGCTTACGCAGGTACTAGAATCAAAATTCACGGAAAAGAATTCCGCATAATAAACGACGATACCGTAGAAGCAGTGGTCGATGACCCTCGTGGCTACGAACGCGCATAGGAGAATAGCATGGCTGAAATTATAAATGAAATACCTGACGAAGAAGTTCAACCAATGGAAGGCGAAGAATTAGAGGTAGATTTAGAAGTTAAAGAAAAACCAGAAAAATCTACAGCTGATGTTGAGCGAGTAAAACAAAAGCCCAATGTAGCTCCTGCGCAAGAAGAGCTGTTTGAGGTTGAGGAAGAGGATGACACACCTGCAGCAGATAGAGGCAAAGATCCACTACCAGATGACATGGTTGAGAAACTTGAGAATGACACTTTAGAAGATTATTCTGAACGCGTTAAACAAAGAATGGCTCAGCTTAAAAAAGTCTGGCATGATGAAAGACGTGCTAAAGAAGAAGCAGCTAGGGAACGAGAAGAAGCCGTTAGATATGCACAACAAATAACAGGAGAAAACCAACAACTTAGAACTACCTTAAGTTCTGGAGAAGAAGATTATTTAAGGACATTACAAGAAAAGTATACTTCAGATCTAGCAGTGGCTAAACGAGATTATCGCGAAGCCTACGATTCTGGAGATACTGAAAAGATTATCGAGGCTCAAGCAGTAATGAATGAGGCTCAATATAAAGTTTCTTCTGCCCAAAATATCAGACCCCAATATAAATATGATAGACAAGCAGATGAAAATAGTGTACAAAGGAACTTAGAAAGTTTACAACCAAAAGCGCCAGGACCTGATTCTCGTGCCACAGAATGGCAAGAACAAAATCAGTGGTTTGGTAAAGATGAAGAAATGACTTCATTGGCTTTAGGAGTACACGAAAGATTAGTTAGAAGTGGAATAAATCCTACTTCTAAAGATTATTACCTTCGTATTGATGAGACGATGCAAAAACGATTCCCTGAGAACTTTAAGGGAAACTCGTTGGAACCGGAAAAACCGAGCCAACGCAAACCTTCGAATGTAGTAGCACCGGCAACGCGTAGTACCGCGCCTAAAAAAGTACGCTTATCAAAAAC